CACTCTTTCCCTACACGACGCTCTTCCGATCTGCTTCAGCGCTCGCTGCAGAGTTGCGGTGGAAACTCGCGAAAAAGTCTGCTCCTGCATTATTAGCTTCTGTTGCTTTTGTAATCGGGCTCTCATAGATGTCTGTATCTCTTGTATAATAAATCTCGTGTCCCTTGCTGGATAAAATCGTTCCAACTCTTAAAGTCATTCTTAATACGTCGTCTTTCTCCAATCTTCCGAAGCCTACTGCTCCACTGTCACGTCCGCCGTGACCTGCGTCTAAGCAAATCTTTGCCATAATAAAATCTCCTTTCTACTCTACAATTACCCAGTCTTCTGCCAACATGTCCGCCTGACTCGCAAGCCATCCCATCTGCACACCACTTGTTCCTACAAAAGCAATTGCTGCATTGCCGATCGCTTCATGTTCACAATTAACAACTTCGTTTTCGAGCGTGTACGAAATGCCTGTTGCAAGTTGGATATACTGTTTCTTTCCATTCCAACCTTTTCGAGCCACTTTCAAGCCTCGTTTCACATATTTAATTGCTTCCCCAAAAGAAAATGTCGCTTCTCCGCCGAGTACCGGACAATTATTTCCGTCTGCCGGAATCCATTCATCTGAAAGCACATTCATTAATGTATATTCAACTCGCTGTGTTTCTCTGATATCTAATCGCTGTTTGTCTTTTGTGTACATGATAATTGTCTGCGCTTCTTCGTCCCAGCACCAATAGCCTCCCCACGAAGGCAATTTCATCGGGATTCCTTTCTTCATTTCTTTTAATGCTTGTTCAAATTTCATTCCCATTTTCTTTTCCTCTCTTTCATTTTATGCTGAGGGCGATTATTCGCCCTCTGAAACCTCTGTATCTTTTTCTCTTAACTGCAATAAAACCTCTTTCAGTTTTTCCGGAATCGGAATGAATACTGCTGCGTTCTCCAAAAGGCTAAGCGCTTCATTTGCAATATAGAACATAATCACAACCTCACGAAGCGGTACCTTTCCTCCAAGCAACTCCTGGATTGCAAATGCTACCGCAATTACAATAAACATTACGATTTTCTTTAATAGTCCTTTAAATCCAATTTCCGAGGACAGCTCTTTTGTGTAAATTCCTTTGATGATTCCCGTGATATAGTCTACAATTGCAAGAAATACAATCGTTTTAAGTAAGACATCCCAACCTCCGAGCCAGTAGACGATAAATCCACCGACTGCTCCGGATGCGATGCTAATCCAATTAAATAACTTATCCATTTTCTTCATATACCTCACTTTCCTTTCTTTCTCTGTTTAAAAAACGCATAAAAAATAAGACCCTCTAAGGTCTTGCTCGAATTTCCATATTAACTTCCTTTCTGCCGGACAGCTCCGGCTGGCATCTATTTAAAAAACAAAAGTTTGTCTGAGCAATCTCTAAAAGGCAAGAGTGTCCAAACGGGAAACTACGGCAAGCAGTGGAAAATTAATCAGACAGATTATTACTCAATTTTCGGTAAAGAGCTGCTTAACCAAGATTCTGAACTGTACACGACACGAGAGAGTAAAATTACCGTAAAAAAGCCTGGTACATACCTTGCAATATTACACGCGTATACATTCTCCACTTCCGGAGGCGGTACGCTTTGGGCAAGGGTAACCGTCAACAGTTCCGAAAAGCAGACAGGAGCTGCGCGCTGTCAAGGTTACGGCGGTATCGACTTACACTGTTTGCTTACCTTAAATGCAAACGACACAGTCGATGGGCAGTTGTCCGCTACTGGAGACATCACAAGCGAAGGAAAGGACACTCTTACTCTTATTAAGTTATAAATTATTTCCAGCGACCGATAGCGTACCAGTCGAAATTATGTGAATCCGGTCTTGTATTGTTTACAAGCAGTGCGTATGCATAGCCGTAGCTTGTTGACTGTTTCGCAGCTACAATGATTTCAACGATTTTACTCGGGATATATCTGCCTTGCACGAATAGTGTGTAATCTTCTGTACCCCCGACAAAAGGTATTGGATAATCTATCTTGCCATACCCACTTGTGTAAGAGTAGTTTGCTATCCCCCACTGCACAAGCTTTCCACTTGCGTACTTCTCGTAATAATTATAGATATCGCTCGAAACTTTTATTTTCCCACTTTCGACGATGTGGTCTTTTATATAAGACAAACTTTTGTTTAGCGTAGACATGCTCATAAGCACATCAAACAGAGGTTCTACCGCCACTATATTCAATCCGTTCAACTTCACTCGGTATAATTTCATCTCATGCAGTGTATCTCCATTCCGGATAACTCCCGTCGTAACTTCCGGATCCGAAGCAGTTCCAGATGTAGGCGTTCCTTTTATTACTGCGTAAGACGTTTTTTCGATTTCGGAACTTTCATCTTTTTCATACCGGCGTACAATAATGTCATTCCGATTCATTCCCTGCGAACCATTGTCAATATTTACATCTGTATAATCATTTGCAGCAATCACATCTCTACGTCCTTGTATCACATATGTCGCATCAAAAATGCGAATGCTGTTGTTTGTCAAAATTTCTGCTTTCGATTTCTTCCCTTCATCGAGCACATAATCATTAGGACCATACAATCCTTGGTTCGCAATTCCAACCTGCTCCTCTGTTATATGTGGACCGTCTGCAAATCCATCTACTAATGTTGTATCAATAAATACTTTAGACATATTAATCTTCTCCCTTCAGTTTGTATTCAATACTTGTTCTGCCAGTTCCTGTCACAGATACAATTTTTCTTACAACCGGAGCTGTCATATAAATTCCAGTAACCCTTTCTCTTCCGCCTACGATGTCCCCAAGCTCCAAATCCATATCAGATACCGAAATCCTCAGTTGCTTATAATTCATCAACTCAAGCATCTTTTCTCGTGCGTCTTCCTCCAGTTCCTGTACTGTCTCAGCACTTGTATTTTCATAGTATTGCTCTATCAGATTAACCCCTGTATAATACTGCTCCTTGCGTATGCTGCCATCCGGCCAAGCGTACAAATCAACTCTCTGTCTCTCTTGCAGTTCTCCTTTTCCATAACAAATCAGATGATTTACTCCATTCTGATAGTCAAGGATATTCAGTTTTACATTACCATCCTCACTTACCTCAATCGAATCAGAATGATCTACAATCTTCTTTGCCTCCAACAGCACATAACCTTTTCCATTCGGCTCTCCAAGCTTATATTTAATTTCCAACCTAGCCCCAACTTTTTCAAGCGCAGTTGAAAACGCATCGAGCAGCATACTTTGAAGCGGAACCTTATAGTCAATATTGATTTCGCTGTTTATATCTGACACCTGAAATATTTCAGACAGTCCAAGCTTGATTATGTACTGCTTCAATACCTCATTAGCTTCGCCTTTAAGTGTTATATAGGTATTACTGTCCGGATTGATTGCTCTTTGATTCAAGATTCCCCTCCATGTTGGTCCGGTGAGTTTCACAATATGCTCTCCCGTAACTGGATTTATATTTCTGATCAGACCTCCGTACTCGGTATTTTCTGCGTACACTCTACAATTTTTCTGATGCCGATCAGGAAAGAAAAACGCACTTTGGATTTTTATTTCAAAATCATCGTCTTGGCCAACAATAAACTCAGCACCGCAATGATTCAAGTACCCCTTATCTTGTCCGTATTTGTCTGTTACGATAAAATCCAACTTGGAGTCCCCCTTTCATTGAAAAGAATGATATCGAACCCAAAAGCTCCACTCCATGACACAATGCTCCTTCCTGCAGGTATTTTCTTCCATATATCACTTTCTGTATTTCTTGTACCAAATATATCCTCTGTAGTTCCATCTGATTTTACTTTTATTATTTTCCTGTCCTTTGCATATCTCGTGCTCGAATCAATTACCGCATACTCTCCCTCATACAAAGTTGTCCGAAGTTCATAAACATGACCTGCTATTCTGATCAGCGGATTAATGCATGGACCATAAATAATCATTTTAAATCCACTTGCGATGTAGTGATCGTTTTGGATATATTGCATGTTTCTTACTTTTGCATATTCATAAGGATGATCAAATGGATATTCCAACCACGGAGATGTCTCGCCGCCCTGTGACTGCTTCAAAAATTGGAAATGTTGTTCTGTTATCCAGTACGGATAATCACTTTTTAGAATCAATTCATTCCCGATTCCGTTCAAATCATTAATCCACCGTGATTTGCTCGTTCCGGTAATCCAACACTTTAAATAGCTTTTTCCAACATATAGTTTCCCAGGTGTAACATTTACGATATCTTTCTCTGCTATATTCTCCAAATGCTCAATTGCACTGCAAAACTCTTCTTGATCAGCTGCGCTGATATCAATACTCAGTGTTTTATCTGTTACCTTCCGTTCAAATTCTTGTATTCGATTATTTTCTTCGACAACATCATAATCGCCGTCGAAAATACTTCCACCAACAATCCTATATGGGAGTTGGCAAAAATCTATTTTTTCGTTTTGACTGCCTACATAATAAACATCATGCATCACTTCACATCCTTTACTAATCTACCAAATACCCGCTCATCGCACTTAAATGCGACTTCTGAGCGTATCAGTGCATCTGCAACGGAATTGCCAAGTCTTACATAATCAATTGACGTACCGCCTTGTACATTTACATTCACACTGTCACTTCTGAGACTTCCACTCATTGCAACCATTCCTTCGAGCCCTCCGAGCGATCTAAGTAAGTTTGCTTCTTCTTTGGTCAATACCCACTCGCCCTCGTCCAAAAATGCGGGAAAGAAATCGCTTGGCACGTAATCCATACCAACCTTAAGACGCGGAATTTTCGGTATATTAAACCCTTTGCCACCTACTCCCGGAACCCAATCCGGAATCTTTATATTGTTCAAACCACCTAGAAATCCATTGATTCCATCGATAATAAAATTTAGTGGAGCTTTGAAAGTATTTCCTAATCCATCCACAATACTTTTGAAAATATCTTTCACATTTTCCCATGCTGCCTTCCAGTTTCCAGTAAATACGTTCTTTATAAAATCAATAATGTTCCTAAAAATATTAGTAACGATACCAATATGCTTTGTAACTGTAGTCACAATTCCGGAAAACACACTAGAAAATACACCTGACAGTACCTGAATTTCTGGAATTAATAAATCTGCGATCAATTGTATCAATGGCGTAATAATATTAATAAGCGGTATAAAAGCATTCGTTACCAGATCTGCAATTGGTTTTAGAAGGCTAGTAAATAATTCTAATATAGGATTTAATACATCTATTACCGAATCAAATATTGGAAGTAACGCAGACACTAACTGGATAAGTGGAGGTAACAACGTATCAATAATTTCCATTAGAGGTGGTAGCAATACATCAAGCAAATCCGCAAATACCGGAAATATATCGCTTGCAATCTCAGAAATCAATGGCAATAACTCGCTAAATGCATCGAGCAAAACAGGAAAAACCTCATTCGCTATTTCCATCAAAGGCTCTCCAAGTTCAGACAAAGATTCCATCAATGCTGGTAGTATCTCTTCTATAGCTGGCATTACAGCTTCTATGATGTCCGAAACAGCATCTACAACTGGTGGCAACGCTTGCTCCAATAGTGGAAGAATGCCGTCAATTAATTCTGACAAAAGTGGAATTAATTCTTCCCCAAGCGGAATCAGCAATATTTCCGCACTTCTCTTTAGCCCCTCAAACATAGAGCCGAGATCATCGTACTTCACATCTTTGATTTGTTTCATTGCGTCAGATGTCTGATACACACCATCTTGAATATCAGACAAAGCAGTCACTGCCTCTGGACCTAAATCCTCCCACATTGTTCCGAATAAATCAACACCAGCTGTATTTTGTGCAATTGGGTCTTCCATTGCAGCTAATGCATCTATTGTTTCGTAAAAAGCTGTTTTTGCAGTCTCTCCACCCGCTGCGAATTTAGACGCCATTTCATCTGCATTCATTCCAATCAGTTCAAACCCTTGTTTTGTCGTATCCGAACCATCTATCACGCGGATAGACATTTCTTTTACAGCATCTCCAATCTTATCAAGGTTAAATGCTCCCGATGCTGCACCTGACTCGAATATCTTGAACATGTCTTCTGCGCCCATACCCATTTTTGCAAATTGAACTGAGTATTCATTTATGCTATCAAGGAATTCACCCGAATAATCCAAACCACTTTGAGCACCCGCTGCAATCATATTCATTGCTTCTTCGCCGGAAATTCCAAATTGCTCCATCATTGTATTTGCTGCTCTCGTTGATTCTGCAATTTCATACTCGAATGTATCACGAAGTGCAAAGGCTGATTCCGTCACATTTTGCAAACTTGTATCATCAAGTGCCATCATATTCGTTTTTACGGCTGCCATTGCATTTGATATATCTTCAAAAGACTCTCCGTAATTGTTCTTATAGATATCCTCCATAATTTTCTTGTATCCATCAGAATAATTAACAACTTCCTTAGTCCCATCTGCAAGTATTACTGTTTGTTCTGTTGCTCTCCCTGTACTTGCAAAAAAACTATTTACAGCCGATTCTAAATCATTCGCTCCATTAACCGCCAAAGTTCCTACACCAGCAACCGCTGTTCCTGCCGCCAACATACCAGCCCCGATTGCCTTCGCTGTTCCACTTGCAATGCTTTTTAATGTTTCCCCATGTGATTTAGCTGAGGTTTCCCTTTTTTGATAGGAATCTTCGTCGCTTTCCTCTTGCTTCTTATTTTCTTGCTCATGGTGTTTCGTTACATCTTCTTTAATATCTTTTTTAACTTTCGCACTTTTCTTTTCTGTACCCTCAGATTTTTTAGCTGTTTTTTCTGTAGACTTTTCAACTTTGTTATTTGCTTCATTTATATCCGATTCAAGCTTACTGTCGTCTGCTCGAAGTTCGTATGTTACATCACCTTTTGCCAATTTTTACCACCAACCTTACCTCGCCGGCACAATGGCACAAAATGGCGTTATATCCTTATCTCAAATTCTTTTCTACACTTTTTGTTTTTGCATTTAAAAAAGAGCCCTCTACTCACAGCTCCATCCACGTAAAATATATTTTGTTCATGTCCACAGCACGGACACCTTACTTTTTTAACCTTTTTACCATCTGCAATCAATGTTTCGCCATCCCTTCCAGAGTGTTAAACAGCAAATCAAGACCGCCCTGCCCTCCACCACCTTTAACAGGTAAAGCATAATAAGATTTTAACTCTTGTATTTCCTGTATCTGCTTTTGATTTTTTCCATTGAATTGCGGAATCTCCATCTCGCGGATGTGCATTACCTGTTTGATTTTTGTGTCCGAGCCTAAACCATTGAATAACCACATAAATTTTTTCCATGAAAGTTTTCCTTGCTGATCAATTAGGTCAATACCATACTCCTGCATGAATGATGCGTAAATATAATCTCCATCCTCTTCAAAATCCAATACCGGAAGTGTTGCTCTTTTTATTTGTGGGCGCTTTTTAATATTGATGCATTGCTTATAAATTTCTTCTAAAAGCTGTATCTTTTCAGCTGGATTGTACAATCTTAAATTCCATTTGTTTTTTATAAGCATAGAAAGTGCAATCTCCACTTTCTCATAATCTGTGTTTTTTTCTTTGTATAACATTTGTATTTTTAATACAGTGTCAAATGACGGATTGACAATTACATTCCCTTTATCCGTCTGTATCTGATTGATAGGAGCATCTACCAATATATTCATTAAAGAATCCCCAGCTTTCTTCTTTGTCTTCTGTTGTATTTTTGCTCAATTCTTGCCCTGTTTTCTCTGCTAATTTCCGTTATTTTGGGAATAATAACAGTTGTAATAAATGGCAAAACTTCCTGCGTCATCTCTATGTATCTATTCTCGTAAAATTCAAGAATTGTTTTTGTGTTCTCAGCCCCAAATACCGCCTCAAACATATCGCATACTGCCCTTCCAAGAATTTCGAAACAATCACCGATTTCCTCATGTGACTCTGCTTTTCTTTTCATTTCCGTAGTAGTGGAAAGGGCTTTTGTCAATGCGATATATTTCCGGTTAATATTTACCGCAACATCATCCGGATGCAGCGATACTTTAATCGTATGCTTTACTTCTCCGTCTTCTACTAACTGCAGTTCCTCTTCTACAACTTTTCGTTTACTTACTTGATATGCCATTTAAAAGCCTCCTTTTCATTAAATAAGAGTGGCAATCTGCCACCCTTATTCTGTCGTTCCAATTACTGGTCTGCCATTTCCGTGAATAGTCACAGTCAATGCATTTACTGCTCCGGAATCTCCATATGCAGGTGTGATATTCGCAAGAGTAATAGGCCAAATAATCACTTTCTTACCTTTCTGTAATTTCAAATGAGTTTTTCTTGCATTTCCAAGCTCAAACATCACTTTATCGCTGAGGATATAATCACATGCTTTATCTCCTGGTTTCACAGCTCCTGTAAGAGTAAGTGTCAGCTGCGCTCCAATAACCTCTGTACTTCCCCATCCCTTGTCTGCGTAGTACGTTGCCTGATGCAATACCTCATTCAAAGACTGACTCATATTTGTCATCAATTCCGCTAAAGACGCCCACTGCGGTGTCCCCTTATCCTCTGCAATATTTAAAAATGCTTCTGTTTCATAATTCAATTCTGGAGTGATTGTATTGTCCGGAAGTTCCGGCTCCGCAAATCTCTGTAAATCTAATCTTTTCACTTCAATTGCCTCCTTAATAAAATATTTTACAGTTCAGGATGCACGAGAAGTTATAAACTCCATCCTCATCCCGCCCTATTTTGTTTGGTTCTTTTGCTATTGTGGTATCCAACCAAGCGAATGTCTCGCCTTTCGGATACGCTTTCAATCGTTGCAAGTAGTTGCAAATACTACCCAACTGTTCCAACCCTACCTTTTGGTCTTTGTTTCTGCACAAAAAAAGCACTGGGATCGTTTTCTCCATGCTTTTGTCATAATACATACTATTTCCAAACCCTTCTCCGAGCTCAGCGTAAATGCCACCGCTTGGATTCAATTCTTTCAAAGATATTGTTGTCCCAAGATTACAATGTTTCTCTGCTGTCTCGACTAATAAATCAAGCAATTCAGTCTGTGGCGTCATTTTCGCATCTCCCTCCTTATCGCTGCCTGATATACCTTTTTCCATTCTTCTCCGTGTACTTCTTTTGCGTACTTCGCCCATTCTTCACGGGCAAGGGCAGATGTGAACGTAAGTTTTTCAGGTCCATATGTACGATTTCCGGCATTTCCATACATGACATCGCCGTTCCAAAGATACTGCGCATACGGAGTAGACCACCGCATTGTTAATTTCCCGTCTGTTGCAGTCTTGTCACTGTTCGTCAGGCCACTGTTTTCAAGTGTACGCTGGTCTTTTGGTACATATTGGCTAATATCCTGCAATGCCTGATTTCCCATAACAGTCAACGCTTTATTTGATGCTGCTTTCATAAGCGCTAATGCCTTCGCTTTATCAAATGTCACTCGTGTATTGATTTTAGCCATGTCGTATCATTCCCAACTCGAAATGATGCAATTTGCGCGCATCATACAGCGGTTCAATTGTCTGAACCTTAAACATCTCGCCATTAAAAATAATAATGTCGTCGGTTTTGAATACTACACCTCTCGGACTGCTATTCTTGCAGTCATAAAACAGCGTTGCCGCAAGTTGCACTTCTGCATTGTTTTTATCTCGCACTACCTTTGTAGATGGCTCAAGCCGCACGTTTTTTACTGTTTTCTTATTTGTTATCTGCTCCGTTCCCCATCGGTCAGCATCTTTTATTTTTGCATGCGTAACCGTGTGATTCAGCAAGCTTTTCGGTATCGCTCTAATAGCAACCACCCCCTCTGTATAAAAGACCAGTAGGAGCTAAGATACGGACGGCTCTCGGTGCATATATGGACTGTTCTGTGCTTCCGTTTGCACCGGACACCTTGGTGAAGTTAAACTTCCCAAGACCGGCACTCTGCAAATCTACACCGTTGTCCATATCAGCTCCGCCGTTGGCATCTAAATACTCAATCTGTGCACAAACAGCATTTTTCACACATTCCTGTACAGATTCATTCATAACCAAAAATGTTACCGGATTCAATCTGTACCTCGTAATTTCCTCAATGATTCCCTCAGCACGCTCGCAAAGCGAGGAGAAGTCGGTATCTTCTACCGGCTCCCCTTTAAATAGATCGGAAGAGCGTCGTGT